TGCAGCTTAATAATTAACAATAAAACATTATGAGTGCACCATTAGCACTAGGTGATGCTGTTGATTTAACTAATGTTGCGATTCAGGATATCTTTCTCAAGCAGTCCAAAATAGAGAAGAAAACTTATTACGATAAGTACTTTAACAAAGTAACTGGAGTTACAGATTACTACGAAAAAGATTCATCTCTATCAGGACTTGGGGAAGCAGCCAGAATCACAGAGAATGCAGTTATCACAGCTGAGACACCAATCCAGGGATATGATAAAACATATACTCAGGTTGAGTTTGGTAAAATGATGCCAGTAACCAAACAAATGTGGAAATTTGGTATCAAAAAGAGGAAGTTAGAAGGAGTTGTACGAGCATTAATTTCTGCTTGTGAAAGGAAAAGAGAGTCTCTATGTGGAGACAGACTAGACAACTCATACTCTACGAGTTACACTGTTACAGATGACAGTGGAAATTATTCAGCTACAATCTCAGGTGGAGATTCAGTTGCATTGATTTCTCCTTCTCATACTCGTGAGGATGGTGGTACTAACTGGAATAATAGAATTACAGATGGTACTACTGTGAACATGGATGCAGACTATGATGCTCTTAAAGCAGCACATAGGACAATGGCATTGATTAGAGATCCAAAGGGAAATCTAATGGATGGTGATGTTGACACTTTCATAACACGAAAGGGTCATTCTGTTGCATTCCGACTAAAGGAAATTCAAGGTGCAGTAAAAGCAAGAGGGAAAGGTTCTCTTCCTGGATCTGCAGACAATGATTCAGCAGGAATTCCTGATTATAGCATTGTTGAAACTCCTTGGATTACTACCAATACAAGTTATTGGTGGGGAACTGATTCTTCAATGAAGAATGATGATTATGGACTTCAGTATAAGGAGTCACAGGGAATTCAACTTGAAGGACCAAATGTTGTTTTCAAAACTGGAGAGATTCAATACAAAACATCAATGATGTTTGACATTGGACATAATGATGGTAGGTACATTCTTGGTTCCAAGAACACAAATGCTGCCTAGCATTATGAAATTATTGGTCGAAAAATAATTTGGAATTAAATTTGGGATAGTGTTGACCATCAGAGTGAAATACATTTGGTAGGTTGATGCTATCATTGAAAAAATTATGAGTTATCAAAATGATAGATCTTACACCGACTTTAGAGGTGTAAATCTTAGGGAAGGAAATGGAGCAATTAGATTCACAACTCCTGATGTAACTCCAACTACAACTTCTGGTGAAAGGATATTGTATGTAAATAGTTCTAATGAACTTATTTATGACGATGGTTCTTCTACCACAACTATTGGAGCAGCAGGAGGTGGAGGTGCTACACCAACATGGGAAACCATCTATTCAAGAGATGCAACCTTTGGTTTGAGTGGAGCATGGACTCTTGCTGGAGCTTCAGCAGGTGCTGCAGATGTATTGGTAGTTACTAATACAGGTGCAGGTTCTGGAGATTGTATTCAAATTACAAACTCTGGTACAGGATCTGATATTAAAGGTACATCAGACAATTGGAGTGTTTCCAAGGCTGGTGCTGCAGTATTTGTTGGTGTAACTCCAGGTGGAGATATCACTTCAACAGGAACTGCTATTGACTGGGATCTTGCAGACAATAATGCTTCGGCATTGTCATTTGATGCTTCTGGAGCAGCAGGTATTCTTGCAATTGTAACTACAAATGGAAGTGAAGCAGTTACAATGGCAAATGCTCTTACTGTTTCAGGACAGACTACATGTAGTGTAGGTTCTAATACAGTTTCAAGTTTAGTAGTTACAGATAATACTGCATCTACTTTTGGAGCTGATGCTGATAGTTCTGGTGTTGCAGTTATTCGTTCAACATCTTTAACAACAGGTTCACTTCTTCAACTACAATTGACAGAAGGAACTTTGAATGGTGGATTTTATCTTACAGGTAGAGATGTAACAGGTAGTGCTAATGTCTACACAGTTGGTGAAGATGGTGCTACTGTAATTGCAGGTGCTGGTGGTAGTAACATGCTAACAGTAACTGCAGGAGATGCTGTTATTAGTGATGGATCTTTGTCTGTTACTGATGCAGATAATGCTGCTACAGTTACAGTTATAAACAATACTGTAACTACTGCAAATGCTACTGTAGATGTTTCATCAACATCAATCACAACAGGTGCATTGATGAGGTTGAATGCAAATACAACTGCACATGATGGTGAAGTTCTTGAAATAATCAATGCTGGTGATACTACATCAACTGGTACAGGTATTAGTGTTACTATGCCTGATATCACAACTGGTGCTGCAACTGGTATTGATGTCGTTATGGCAGGACTTACTACAACAGGATTTGGTATCAAAGTTACAATGGATGCTATTACTACTGGTGATATGCTTTACCTTGATAATGGTGGAGGAACACTTACTGGTGCTGGTAGATTTATCAATTGTAATGATGATGATGCTTCTCTGTTCTCTGTTGCAGGTGATGGAGCTACAGTTATTGCAGGTACTGCTACAGGAACAGATGCATTGACACTAACTGCAGGTGATTTAACACTTACCTCTGGAGATGCAACATTGACAGCTGGAGATTTGGTCTTAACAGACTCAGATGCTTCAACTATTACATCTGTGAATGGAACTGGTTCTACTCTTACTGTTACCAACAATGGTGATGCAGGAGCAGACAAAGCAGCAGTTGAAATCTTGAGTGATGGTACAGGTAATGCTGATTCAGCAGTACTTCGTGTCACACAAGATAGTTTGACAGGTGCTTCATTCTGTATCAATGTGAAACAGGATGACCTTGATGTTGGTTTCATCAACTTTGAGGGAACTGCTACAGCAGATGCTAACTCACCAATCAGTACACATGGTACTGCTGGTGCAACTACTGACTTTGTTAGAGTTGCAATCAATGGTACAAAAGCATGGATTGCTGTTTCAACTAGCGATCCAAGTGCATAGAGTTGAGTCTCTATTTGGGAGAGATTTTCTCTCTCAAGTTAGGGACTTAACAAATTATAAATTAACAATATAAATTATTATGAGAACAGATCGACATGGACAAAAAATGATAAGTTTGACTGCTGCAGCAACTACAGACTTAATCGCTGCTCCAAGTGCTGGTCACATAGAGATTGACCACATAAGTCTCCTTCCATCAGGAGGAGCAAATACAATTACACTGGACTTTGGTGCAGATGTACTTACATATGCTTTGGATGATAGTCAGGCATACACATTTGATAATGCTTCTGGAGATACTCCAATCGTAGCAGATGAAGCAACAGCAGTTACAATAACTCTGTCTTCTGCAACTGTAGTTACAGGACTTGTACTTTATAGGGTAATAGGTGAACAATAAAAATTATGCACACTCCACCAAGAACAGAAACAAAAGAAGATAGATTAAAAGAATTGAAAGATCTTCAAGAATGTATTTCAGTGGAAACTGGAAATATGGATCTTTTAAAAACAAAACAAAAAGATTTAATTGATGGTGTTACAATTCTTGAAGAGAAGAAGAAGAGATTGGAAAGTGGAGTTGATAATGAAATTGAAGAAAAAAAAGGAGAATTGGCAAATATCATAAATGGTATTTTTGCCAAAAGAAATGAATTGGAAAAGATAAAAATAAAAATTGAAGAAAAATTAAATGATGTAATTGAAAAAGAATCAAGATGTTCAGAATTAGATAAAAATATTAAAAAGAAAGAAGAAAGAATGAAATTTCTTAAAGAAGAAGTTTTAAATAAAGAGATTGAGCATGATAAAGAGATGGACAAAATGAAAGAAGAGTCAGATGCTAAGATTGAAGAAGTTTCATCATTGGACAAAGCAATTGTAGATGCCAAAGATATTTTGGAAAATCATATAAGTGAATTTAATTCCAAGAAGAAGGAATTAGATAAAAAAGAAGAAAGGTTGAATGAGAAAGAGATTACACTTGATGTTTATAAAAGAAGAATTAAGAGAGTGTATGAAAAAATTAATCCTAATTTAAAAATTAAAATATGAGTTATATAGGAAGAGGATCTGATATAGGAGCTGGTGGTGAATTGACTGCTGCAGAAGAAGCAACAGTTGCCACTATAGGTGGTCTAGGATCAGGACTTCAAGTTCTTAGAACTAATGCAGGAGCCACTGCAGTTGAGTGGGTATCATCAGGAGGCACTGGAGACCTTTTAGCTGATGGAAGTATTCCATTAACAGCTAATTGGGATGTAGGAGCTTTTAAAATAAGAGCACAAACATTTGAATCAGATATTGCGACAGGTTCTGCTCCATTTACAGTTGCATCTACTACTGTTGTTGCTAATCTTCAAGCTGCAACAGTTGCTACAATTACAGGATTAGCTCCAGATACAGCAACTACACAAGCTACACAAGCATCTATTACAACATGTTCTAATTTGGTTACAGTTGGTGCATTAGATTCTGGTTCTATAACATCAGGTTTTGGTTCTATTGATGTTGGTTCATCTGCTATTACAACAACTGGAGTTATAACAGGAGGTACAGTTGAAGCTACTACAGATATATCAGCAGGTGATAATGCGGCAATGGGTTATACTGCTACTGAAGGTTTAATACTTACAGGACAAGGTTCTACTTATGATGTGGTAGTAAAAAATGATGCAGATACAGACGTTATTCAAATACCGACTGGAACAACTACTGTTCAATTACCTGCTCTTACAGGTTCAGAGATAGTGATAACTAATGCAAATAAAGGATTAGCATCAGCAGCTGTAGCAACCTATCCATCACTTACAGAGCTTACTTATGTAAAAGGAGTAACTTCGGCTATTCAAACACAAATAGATGCAAAAGGGACTGGGACTTGGACAGACAGTTCTACAAGTACAGGTTCTAATAAAACATTTGTAGCTCCTGCATTAGGAACTCCTGCTTCAGGAGTAATGACAAATGTTTCTGGAACTGCATCCTCTCTTACAGCAGGAAATGTAACAACTAATGCAAATCTAACAGGACATGTTACTTCTACTGGTAATGCTGCAATATTAGGTTCATTTACAGTATCTCAATTAAGTTCAGCTCTATCAGATGCAAGTATTTCAGGGAATAATACTGGTGATGAAGCATCAGCTAATACAACAACAGCAGGTATTATAGAAATTGCTACTAGTGCAGAAACAACAACAGGAACAGATTCAGGAAGAGCTGTATCTCCTGATGGATTAGCTGGTTCAGAATTTGGAGAAAAGGCAATTCAAATGGTTGTGTTTGATTTTACAACAGATACAGCAACAGGAGACGGTAAGTTTTATTTTCATATAGATAGTCGTCTTGCTGGAATGAATCTAGTTGATGTACATGCAGAAGTTATTACAGCTGGAACAACAGGAACTACAGATATACAATTAAGGAATGTTACACAAACAGCAGATATACTTTCAACGAAATTAACTATTGATTCAGCAGATACTGGTTCAGATACAGCAGCAACACCAGCGGTTATTGATGCAGCACAAGATGATATGACTGAGAATGATGTTATTGCAATTGATGTGGATGCTATTAGCACTACAGCAGCTAAAGGATTAATAATAACATTAGGGTTTAGATTACCATAATATGGCACTTAAAAATAATTTAATTTCACATTGGAAATTGGAAGAAGCGAATAGCACTCGTGTAGATAGTCACAGTTCTAATGATTTGACTGATAATAATAATGTTGGTCAAGGAACAGGAAAGCTGGGAAATTGTGCTAGTTTTGACGAATCCAATAATGAATATCTTTCTATTACAGATGGTTCACAATTAGGTTTAGACATAACTGGTGATTTATCAATATCAGCGTGGATTAAACCAGGAAGTGTACCAGGTATATTTGGAGGTCACGATAGTTTTGCTATAGTAACAAAAAGAGATTACGCAGGAAATAACAGAAGTTATGGATTACATTATGGTAATAAGGCTGGTTTAGGTTTGATTTTTGAAGCATATGATGATGGCACAGGTGATAGTGGTATAGCAGTATCAGTTGATGTAGATTTAGGAACAGGGACTTGGAAACACGTTGCAGTTGTTTATACTACAGCAGGAGAAGCAACTTTCTATGTAAATGGTGCAAAGCAAGGTGACACACAGACAGGACTTCCAAATTCAATACATAATGGTAGTGCTCCATTTCTAATTGCTGGTGGTGATAGTTCTTCTAATGATGAATTTGATGGTGATATAGATGAGGTTTCTATATGGAATAGAGAAATAGAATCTAGTGAAATAACTGCAATTTATAATAGTGGTAGTGGACTTAGTTATGATACTTGGGAGGAAGATAATACACATTCAATAGATTTAAATGGAAGTAATCAATATCTTTCAAAGGCAGATGAAGCAGTTTTAGATGAAACAGGAGCAATTACTATGGAGGCTTGGGTTAAAGTGGAGAATGCACCAGGAAATAATGTAAGGTATCCTATTGTTGGTAAAGGAAATAGTGATGGAACGAATTTATCATATCTTTTTACATATAAAAATGACGCAGGAAACTTAAGATTATTATTTGAAAATACTCAAACTGGTTGTTCAGCAGGGACATCTTATACTTGGTCAGATGACAATGATTTAGGGACTGGTGATTGGAAACACGTTGCAGTAACTTATGATGGTAGTGGTACAGTAGAGTTCTTTGTAGATGGTTCAAGTGTAGGTAGTTCAGGTGGAGGTAATTCAAGTGTTTGTAGTGGTGGTGCTTCATTTACCGTAGGAGCAGAACACGGAGGTGCCAATTTCTTTGATGGTCTTATAGATGATGTGAGATTATGGGGTGATGTAAGAACAGAAGCTGAAATTAATGATAATAAATGTGTTCAATTAGATGGAGATGAAGCAGACCTTGTTGGGTGTTGGCAGATGAATGATGGTTTTATAGATACAGGACCAAATAATCTAACTTTAACAAATAATGGTAGTGCTTCATTTAGTGAAGATAATAGTTCTAGTGCTACGATTTGTGCGATAACTTTTAGACCACATTTAATTTCATATTAATATTAATGTTATGACACAATTACCAAAAATAAAAGTAAAAAGAGGTACTCATCCAGGAAATCAAGTTTTAGTTTCTTTACCAGATATTTCAAATAATGAAACAACTTATTTATCTACAGACGAAGCAGCAGCCCAAACATCATTAAGTGTTTTGTCTGGAGCAAACTTTGCTGCTAATGAATATGTCTTAATTGGAGTTCCAGGATCTGAGACAGCTGAAATAAGATTAGTTGCTTCTCAATCTGCTACAGCTGTGGTTACAGATGCATTGACTTATGCTCATTCAAAAGGAGAGCCAATCACATTCATTCCATTTAATCAAATAGAGATTGACAATGATACTGATAGTGCTTTTGGATCTGCAACTACTGCAACTGTTGCAATAAGACCAGATGCACTTGATACATTTTATGAAGATATAGATGGTTCTGCAACTGATTATTATAGAGCAAGATTTAAGCATGCACAAGGAACAAGATATTCATCTTATTCTGATTCTGTAATTGCAACAGGTTATACAGATAATACTGTATTTGCCATAAAAAATACAGCTCTTGCTCAATTGGGAGAAAAGATTGAAGGAATTGTAACAGACGAGTTCTTAACTAAAGCACTTCAAGAAGGAAGAAGAGAATTTGATAAAGAGATAAAGAGATGGTCTTTCAGAACAGCATTTAATTCAGATATAGGTGATATTGTTGAAGGACAGTATTCTATTTCAGTTCCATCTACTTTGAGAAATCCTGATACTAATCAAAACATATTAGGATTGAGAATAGGAAATGTTGGAACTAACATTAGATATTTACCATTAAGGAGACTTCAAGAAAGATTCATTGGATCTGCACATACAACAGTAGCAACTCAGCCATCAGTTGGAGCTGTAACCATAGTTCTTACAGATACAAATGATTTTGATGAATCTGGCACTATAAAGATTGCAGGAGATGATATAACATATACTGCCAATGATGAATCAACAAATACTCTGTCTGGAATACCTGCTTCTGGGGATGGCTCTATAACTGTTGGACATGCTGTGGGAGTTGATGCTTGGCAGAATATAAGCTATGGCTTACCACAATTCTACACCATCTATGAGGATACAATAAGGTTTGATTTGCCATTTCATGAGGATTATGTAGCTATGAACATATTTATGGACTATTATAGAACTCTTCCATCCATTGATTCTGATGCTGATACTCTTGATGAGCCAGAATATGATATGTTTGTTAGTTGGCTTAAATGGAAGATAAAATCACTGAAATCTCAAGGAAAGTTGAAAGCAGAAACTGATTCAGATTATTTGGAATGGACAAGAAGGAAGTTTGTAGCAATAAAAAAAGAAACAACTGGTCAAGAAATTGGATTTCGTCCAGACATTGGACATTTAATTGATATTGATTAATATATGTCAACTTTATACGAACAATTTGATACATTCCTCTATAAAAGATCTGATGAGATCTCTCCAGAGACTTCTGAGCAATTAGGATTGCCACCTAATGTTACTCTCCTAGTGCCTATGTCTGGAGGAGAGGAAACAGAGTCTACTACTATAGAGTCTGGAGAATTGATTGGTCAAATAAATGTCGTAGAAGGTTTTATTCAATCTGCTAACTTTGAAAGAACAACTGCAATAGGATGGAGAATAAATCCAGATGGAACTGCAACATTCAAAGATATAACTATTGCCACAAAAGAAATAGTTGTTTCTCCAGGAGAAAGTATACAAGATGCAATTGATGAATTGACAAATGGAGGGAGAATTTCATTAAGATCGGGAACTCATACTATTGCAAATGATTTAGTTGTTCCCAACTCTGTTCAGATTATTGGAGAGAATAGAGATACTACAATAGTAGATTTTAATTCAACTGCATATCAATTTGTTGTTGCAGGAACTAGTATATATACAACTGGTACTATTTCTGCAATAGGAAATGGTGGGACTGTAGTAACAGGTGATGGCACATCTTGGCTTGCAAATGTCACGACAGGTCATCAATTATTTATAGACGGTCGATGGTATATGGTTGCTGCAGTTACAACTGATACAAATATAATCCTTGCAGAACCATACAAAGATGCTGCAACATATTCAGGTACATACAGAGCAGCAATTTTAGCACAAGATATTCAATTTAAGAGTTTAACTATTAAGAACTCAACAAGCCAAGCTATTGACTTTGATGATGTGAGAGACATAAGAATGGATGATTTGTTATTTATGGCAAACAACAAAGGATTCACAATGGACTATTTTACTTTTTGTATTGCTTCAGGTGTTACAATTACAACATCTACATCAAATGGTTATGAAATGTCTTATGGCAAATTCTTTAATTCACAACCTATTGCTTCACAAGGAAATGGTGGACATGGAACAGTTTTAACAAACATAAAGTCTTGTGCTTGGATATACAATTCTAATGATGGAAATACAGATGATGGATTTAATTGTACAGATGTTGATAGATGTTCATTTACTGTACAGACAGATGGTAATGGTGGACAAGGAATTGAGTTTGTTTCAGGTTGTGATGATAATAGAATAAGTATTGGAAATATGAATGCCAATACTTCAGATGGAATAAAACTAACAGCAACTTGTGACAACAATACAATAACCACTTGTGTTATTAGAGCTAATGGTGGTTATGGTGTAAATATAGCAAATGCAAATTGTGATGATAATGTAATTGCAACTTCTCATTTTGGTAGTAATTCAAGTGGTGCAGTAAATGATACTGGCACTGACACTGTTATCAAAAGTAATGTTGGAGTGAGTGATAGTCCATAACCATTATGACACTTAATTACATTATTAAAAAATAATATTATGAAATTCAAAATAACAACAGAAAAAGGAACTGAAATAGAAATGGAACTTGGTCAAGAGATCGATTTGACTATTGGAGATAAAAAGGTTTTAATAAGCATAATAGAAATAGAATAATATGGCAACACAAGCACAATTAGATGCAAGATTGAATCCAACTCCTACACAAGTAAATGTAGCAGGACAAGGTCTTTTTAGAGGTGTAGGAGATGATACTGCTATCTATTTTAGGAAAGGTGACACTATCAAGCAACTTGATTTAGTAGGAACATTTATTCCAAGTAATGCAGAAAGAGCAGCAATGGGGAACTTTGGCAATCAGGTTGGAAATGCACAAGCAAGGTTGTTAGACCAGACTGGAATAAATTTTGATTCTCTTCCTAAATTTAATATAGGAGATTTGAGACAAAGTAGAGACTCTTCTACAGGACAACGACTTGGTGCAATAGAAGGAAACTTTGGTGGTGCCAATTTAGAAGAATTTATTAATCTCTCCAAAGCAGGTAGCACAACTGAATCTGTAAATACACAAAGAAACTTCTTAAGTGGAAATGAACCAAGAAATCTTGCTTTTGCAGGTGAGGGATTTTCAAATGAATTTACAACAGAACAGAGAGCAAGATTTGATGAGTTAGTTAGTGCTGGAGCTCCAGAAGATGTTGCAATGAATGCTGTATTACAAATAGGTGTATCTTCAGATAGAAATCTACAATTTGCAACTGAAGAAGAAATTGACAGATTGGGAGAAGGAGGTATAGTTGAAAGAAATGGAAGACAATTTAGAATAAATCCAGCTGGAGAATTGATTCCAGTTGGAGGAAGAATTGAAGGAGGTCAACAAGAAGAAACTTCAACTTCTCCAACTCAACCATCAATTCAAGACATACAGAAACAAGTAGACCAGATGGTTCAAGACATTTTGGAAAGCACTATAGAATCAGGAAAAACAATAAGTCCTGATTTCAAGTTTGAAGAAATAGACACTGAAGAATTCTTAAGACAAGCAGAGTTGTCTGTAGCTCCAGAATTCAAACAAAAGTTTGCAAATGTTAAATCTGATTTGGTTAGAGGATTTCAGAACATTGGTGTTGATTTGGGAATTCAGTTAGCTGGTGTAGAAAGAGAAACAGAGCAAGCAAGACTTACAGGAAGAGAACAATTGGCTGGAAGAGGATTGACATTTTCTGGAAGAAGAGAACAGTTTGAAACAGATGTTACAGAAGCAGGACAAAGAGCTGAAGAAGCATCAAGATTAGCATCAGGAAGAGAAGCAATTAGATTAGGAACACAAGGAGAAAGATTGGCTGGTACAGAAAGATTGAGAGGACTTGATTTTGGAGTTGGTGGACAGACTCCATTTGCATTAAGTCAGGAACCACAGATTGGATCTATTGAAAGAGAAAGACAGTTCACAATTGAATCTCTCGCTAAAGAAGAAGAAAGACAAGAGAGGGAGCGTCGAGCATTTACTACTCGTAATTTATCATTTGCATAATATGGCACAATTCAAAAAAATAGGAAATACATTCTTTACAACTGAGGACAGTGGTCAGCTTAATCAAGTTGTTGACAAAGATACCTTGAAAGGATTAAAAGATGGACAACTGCAATTTGTATCAGAATCAAATCAGAGAGGTCTGTCATTTGCAGATGAGCAACCATTGGCATCCTCTGGTGGAATTGATACAGAGTCAAGGAATACAACAAGATGACATACAGTCTCTTATTAAAAGTCGATTAGCAAAAACTCTTAAGAACTTTGCAGGAGTTACTAATACAGACCAATTAGAAGCAAGGAGACAAGAGTTGTTAAGAAAGCAATTAATCTCTGCTCCATTCTCTCAAGAAGGAGAAAGATTATTGACTGGAGCACAGAAGTTATCATTGTTAAGACAAAGAGGTTCAGAGTTTGAACCAGAAATAAAAGCATTGGAAGAAGAGATAATTGAAGCAAGGCAAAATCCTTTACAGGAATTGCAAATTCTTAATTCTTTATTCGATCTTCAA